CGTCCGCGTACCGTCCCTCGACGCACTTCGGCCAGCGGTTCCGCGACCGCTACGACGACCGGAACCGCCACCTCGACGGGGAGATCGTCGACGGCTGCATCGAGCACGGCGACGCGAAGAAGGTGAACGCCGGCATCTACCACCTCCGCGAGACGTTCGGCGGCGCCACCTACAGGCTCGTCGTCGACGTCGACGACCGCGAGGTCGTCACCGGCTACCCGGTCTCCATCAACACCGAGCACGCCCGCCGGTCGGGCCGGTGGACGAGCCAGGAGATCGAGGACATCCGCGAGTTCATCGCGAGCGACCCACGCCCCGACTGACCTCGCCGTCGACGCCGGCGGCCTCGAGGAGATCCTGATGATGCCCGAGCTGGTCCGGCAGCCAGCACCCGGGCGGAGGGCCCTTGATCGCACGCGAACCAACCTTCGAGCTCCTGCTGGCTCGACCCGCCGGCCGTCACCGAGCCGGCGTTCGGCACTACCCCGCGGACAACGCGGGCCGTCGACGTCGGCGGGTGCAACCCCCGGCCGGCTCCACCCTCCCCCTCCCGATCATGCACGCCACCACGACACGCGCCCGAGTTGTTCGAGGGCCACGAACACCGCCTCCTCCAGGAGGCGACCGTCGCCGGTTCAAATCCGTCCTCGGGCATGAACCAACCTACTGGTACTCATGAATGACAGCACGGCACAGACTCCGGTCGCTGGCGGGGTTCGCCGCAGTCATCACGCTGCTCGGACTCATCGCCGCCGACACGATCCACCCCGACATCTCGCTCAGTTTCCAGGACAAAGCCATCCTGATCAGTCTCATCTCGGCGCTGCTCGGAGTCGACATCGCCCTCCAGCAACTCCCGATCGAGATCGCACCAAACCGAACGACCAGCAAGTCCGACGACGGAGACCAGGGCGATGAGTGAGACAGCGCTCGTCGACGTCATCGGGATGCTCGCGGGCGGCGTCTGGATCTCGGCCGCAATCTACTTCCAGCTCATCCGCGAGCGCACCGTCCATCCCGGCTACGTCTCCAGCCTGCTCCTGATCGGCGTCGCCCTGCTGCTCGCGTCCAGCGCCCTCGCGTTCGCCGGCCGCCCGTCGACGGTCCAGCTGCTCGGCATCGTCGCGAACGGCCTCTTCATCGTCATCGGCATCGGCGCCTGGTACGCGCTCGAGATCTACGCCGAGCTCGAGGACGCGAAGTGCAACCTCGACGACGTCGACGCCGCCGACACCCACTGACCCCCAACCATGACTCTCGTCGATACCACCACGCGACTGATCGCGAACAACCTCCAGATCGCGGCGCCGCTCGCAGCGCTGTTCGTCTCCTGGATCCTCTACGGCGTCCTCGGCAAACGCGTGCTCGGCGCCGACGACGACTACTGGCCCGCCATCCGGAACCGACTTCTCCCGCTGCTCGACCGGCTCGGCGCGACGTCGGCCTTGTACGCGAAGCACCAGCAGTCGAAGGCCGAGTTCGTCGGGATCGTCGCGATGGACGAGGAGGCCTTCGAGGTCGAGCTCGAGGACGCCGGCTTCTACCGGAACCCGCTGGCCGCCGTGAAGCGTTCCCCGAGCGGCTGGAAGTCCGACGGCTCCTGGGCTCGCCGGTACGGTCGCATCCGCGGCCTCGGTGAGTTCCTCCGGAGCATCGACGTCCCGGTCGCCGGCCTGATCGGGCGGATGCTCGGACGGTTCCTCGCTGCGACGGGCGACGTCTTCGCCCGCCGCCAGCTCCACGTCACGATCTACACCGAGCAGCGCGACGGGAGCACGCGGCTCCACCTCTACGCTCACGACGAGCCCAACTCGCTGAACCCGCTGACCGCGTGGCGTCACTACGTCGGGAAGAGCTGGAACGCCGAGCGCGGCGTCGACGAAGTCCGCGACGTCCTCGACGAGCAGGGCGTCCAGTACTCGACGTCGAAACCCTCCTGATCGAGCGATGGACCTCTCCGGCTCCCGGCGCCGAAGGACGGCGTCGACGTCCCCTGGAACCAGGCCCGACACCGCGCCTTCATCACCGGCTACACCCCGTCGAACCGCACGCAGAGCGCGCTCGAGGCGCTCGGTCTCGAGTCCTGAAAACAAACTCAACCTCATGGGAGCACCAGACGAGTTTCATCCAGAAGCCCACGAAAGAGCCAAGGAGATCACCGGAGAGCGCCGCTACGGCGAGTGGGGGCAGTGCATCGGTACAGCCAAATCTCACGGTGGCCGGTGCGGTGGCTACGCGCAGGGCCCGCATGGAAAGTGCAGCATCCATGGCGGCGACGAGGACTCCGGAGCTCCGGAAGGGAACTCGAACGCCGAGGGGAACGCTGGCGGCGCCGCTCCAGAGGAGAACACGAACGCGGTGACCCACGGCGCGTACGTCGAGTGCAACTCCTACTACCAGAACGTTCTCGGCGAGCAGATGCAGGAGTTCGTCGACGACGTCTTCGAGGACTACCTTGAGCAGTACCGCGAACTCCACGGCGATCCACCGCTGGGGATCGAGTCCGAACTGTTCCGGATCTCGGTCACCCACGCGAAGGACATCGGCCTCGATCGGTGGGCGGACGACAAACCCGAAGAACTCGAGAGCGGTCACCCGCTCGTCGACAAGGAGACTCGGCACAAGTCCGTCGGGGACGAGATCGTCGAGGAACGGAAGTACCGCGAGTCGGTCGTCGCCCAGGCACAGAAGAAACTCTCCACTGATCGCCGACAGTGGCTCAAGGACCTCGGCCTCCTGGAGGATCCCGAGTCGCAGAAGGCCGACGCTCTCAGTGGCATGAAAGATGCGTGGAAGGTGTCCGCGCAAGAGGACTCATGAGCACGCAAGAACTCCCCGGCCCTGTCCAGGATCGGCTACCGGAGAACTACACCGGCGCCGAGAAGTACTGGCAGGCGGCCGAGGACTGGTTCGACGTCACACTCTCTCCCGAGCAGCGGGAGATCCTCGAGCACGTCGCCGAGAATCAGTACACGCACCTCGAGGGGGGCAACGGTTTCGGGAAGACGTTCGGGATCGTTGCCCTCGCCCTCGCCTTCCACAAGCGCCACTACCCGAGCTCGGTTGTCGTCACTTCGGGGACGTACGGCAAACTGAAGCGCACGTTCTGTGCCGACGCCGAGGGCCTCCACGGCTCGAGCCCGCTGTTCGGCGAGTGGAAGTGGTCGCCGAACCCGCACATCGATATCGAGGGCGAACCGACGTGGCAGTTCGAGGTCATCAGCCCTGAAGATCCGGGAGAACTCGAGGGAGTCCACAACGATCACGTCCTGGTGATCGTCGACGAGGCCGACAAGAAGGACGTCGACCTCGACACGCTGGACTCGATCGACTCGCTGATCTCCGACCGAAACGATCGCATGGTCGTCATCTCGAACCCGCCGGAGGACGAGACCAACGCGGTCGCGAACATGGGCGAGATCGGACTCGAGCCGACGAAGCTCCAGTTCTCCACCTTCGACTCGCACAACGTCCAGGTCGAACGTGGCGCCCGCTCCGGTGACCGGATCCCCGGACTGACTGGCCTCCACAAGCTGAAGAAGAAGTGGGAGGCGCACAACGGCGAGTCCTGGCCGGGCTACGACGAGGCTCGAGCGATGTCGACTCGTGGAAGCGAGAAGTTCCGCAAGGATCTCAACACGCTGTGGTACCGGCGCTTCGCCGGGATCATGCCGCCGGCCGGTGCGACGAAGAACCGACCCATCGACCATGATCTCGTTGACGCCGGCTACGTGGAGAACGGTGTCGACGACTCGGGCTCGAGGCAGGGATCCGGGATCGACGTTGCCCGCTCTGGGGATCGGACCGTCCAGATAGACGAGTGCGAGGGGGTACTTTCGGTCGAATACTCCGAGCCGGGGACCAACCACACGGTCCAGTTCGATCGGATGTGGAAGCTACTCGATGAAGAGCCCAACCCGACGATCTCGATCGACGCCGTCGGTGAAGGCTCGGGGAAGGCTGACGACACGGCCCGGCGCTATCCCGACGTCGACCGATTCAACGCTGGCGCGAACGCTGCGCAGACAGACGAGTACAAGGACCGCTGGACTGAGGGGCTGTGCGAACTCGGGAAGTGGCTCGAACGCGGCGGCGAGTTTTCTGATACCCGACTCCGTAAGGAACTGCAGATCGCCGCTCGGGAGCTCACCCTCGAGGAGCGCTACATCAAGAACCGCGACGAGCAGGTCTACGTCGCCGACTCGAAGGAGACGGTCAAGGAGCGCCTCGGCCACTCGCCGGACCACCTCGATGCAGCGATCATGGCGATCTGCGCGGCTGAAGGGCTACGTCCTGTGGAGGACACTGGTCCGAGCGGCAGCGGCACCTGGTGATCTCAACGATGTCTGATACCAACGACTCCGAGACCGAACAGTCGGCGAGTAGCGACGACGTCCAAGAGGCTACCGGCGAGCAGCGTCCAGAGGTCGACGACAAGACGATGGAACTGGTCGCCGCAGAACAGGTCGACATGGCGATGCGGCAAGTCCTGGCCGACCAGCTGGGCGAGAACGTCAACGCCGAGGGCGTCCCTGACTACTACGGCGTCTTCGACTGGGATCCCAACCCGACGGCAACGGACTACTACGCGATGGCGCTGCGGAACCCGTACGCCTTCGCGGTCACGTTCCTCCCGTCGATGACTGCCTGGCGGGATCCTCCACGAGTCGTCGACGACGCGGAAGAAGGCGGCGATCAGACGAAGTTCGAGAAGCAACTCGAGACAGTCGTTCGAGAGCAAGATCTCTGGCACTACGCCAGCCGAACCGACATGCTCGCCGGCATCGGCACGTTCGGCGTGTTGGTCCTCGAGTTCGATGACATCGAGCAGGGCCAGGTCGGAAAGGGCGAGAAGGGGGAAGGATTCGGCAGCCAGGTCGACAACCCGCAAAGCCTCCAGGGACTCAAGCCGTTCTCTCGAGAGTCCGTTGAGGACGTCCGACTCGGCGGACCAGGATCTGGCCGATGGGGGAAACCAGTTGAGTACCAGCTCGATCTCGGCGACGAGAACGACGAGGAGTTCGGCATCGAACGGAAGGGGCCGGACACGATGTGGGTCCACCACAGCCGCGTGATCCACGTCCACTCCGACCAGCTCCTAGACGACAACCTCCGCGGGATCCCACGGCAACAGCCCGTTTACAACAACATCGTCGATATCGAGAAGAGCCTCGGAAGCGCCGGTGAACTCGCGTATCGAGCGTCGGCCTGGGGCATCAACATCAACATCGACAAAGACTTCGACGTCGAGGAGGGCAGCGACCAACTCCGCGAACATCTCGCTCGCTGGCAGTCTGGCCTCGAGAACGTGCTCCGAACGCACGGCGCGGATCAGGTCAAGAGTCTCGGTGGCGAGGACATCGATCCGTCGCTGGTCACGAACCCGAACATCGAGGCGATATCAGCCCAGACCGGAATCCCCCAGTCCGTGTTGAAGGGCAACGAGAGCGGGGAACGTGCGACCACACAGGACCTCAAGGAGTGGTACGGCAAGGTTCAGGAGCGCCGGGAGCAGTTCGTCACGCCGACGATTGTCCGGGCGATCATCGACCGGCTGATCAAGTACGATATCCTACCGACCCCTCGAGGCGGTCCATCCTCGTACTCGGTCAAGTGGGATCCGCTCCACGAATTGAGTGCCGACGATCTCGCCGGCATCCAGAAGACCCGGGCGGAGATGCTCAACAAGTGGACTGGTGGACGTCCGGATGACTACTTCAGCCGAGAGCAGCAGCGGAAGATCATCGAGGACGGCGAGTTCCCCAGCGAGATGAACGAGATCGAGGAGACGTTCGTCGACGAAGGAAGTGAGGAAGTCCAGGCGCAGTTCGAGGAGCTCCAGGGCGAGATCGACGAGGCGATCGCCGACGGTGGAACGGAGGACGAGGACTGATGTCCCACGACTCGTCAAATCCCACCTACTGGATCCCATCATGGTGGGACTGGATGTCCAACTGGTCGGACTGTGCTACTTGCCTCCAGTACAACGGGACGCCATGTGCCTCCTGTGAAATCCCACCTGGTCTGCTGGCGCTGGCCCAGCTGGTCGGTGGAGGGACGGCGACGGTTGCCGGCTCGATGCGTGGGAATTGCGGCATCGCGAACGCCCAGCAGGCACAGGCGGCGGCTACGCAGCACGGTTCGGCGGCAGTAGCTCACCAATTCCACCAGCAGAAGGCCAGCGTCACCACGGACAACGGGCGTCTGGAGGGCGACGTCACCGACGTCAGCCTGTCTGTCCAATACGACCTCGAGAAACTCAACAGGAACGG